AATAGTACCTGCAACGTATGAAGTTGAGTTATATGTTAATGTAGAAACTGCGATTGTGCCGCCGCTTAGTTGAACTAAGTCGCCGTTGTTTAAAGCAGTACCATAGTTATATGGAATAGGTACTTGACGAGTTGAACCCGCGAATACCTGACCACCAATCAAACTGATTGGCTTGAACCCGTATGGGGCTGATACGACTGGATAAGCCATTTATAACTCCTAATTAAAATTATTTACCTTTGCCAAAACTAGTCGTAGATTTACCTTCTTTAAAGATAGGCATACGAGCATCGCTTTGACGCATTAAATTATTATCTACTGCATCTGCCTGTTGTTGCGTCATATTAGCGTAGTATTCTTTACGCTGCTCTTGAAGCTCAACTGGTGTTTTACATAGTAATAATCCGCCGATTTCGATATTGTTTTTAAAACGACTATCTGGGTCGGCTAGCAATTTAAATTTTGGTTGCTCTTCAATACTTACAGCTTCCCACCCTTCTCTAAGTGATTTAGAGATATTACGAGGGTCTGCACTATTTAACATTGAAACGCGAATCCATCTATATGCATACCCTGCCTGTTTATCAGGTTCAGGAAGTAAGTCTGGAGCTTGCCATTGCTTAGGGCGCTCCGTTAAATCACGAGCTTCTAGCTCACGAGCTAGTTTATTAATTGTAGTATTAGTCATTTTTAAGCCTCCATTTTTTGTAATTCACGAGCATATTGCTCTGCGGTCAACCCTAATTTTTTAGCTAAAGCCACTTGGCTAGCTTTCAGTACAATTTTTTTAGACGCTGTACTGCGCGTAGCGGGTGCTACAACTGAGGCTGATTTTGACTCGGTGCGTTTAGTGGAGTTATATTCACTATCCGATGATTGTGCATCCTGAAAATGTTCAGGAAAACGTTTGCGCATTGTTTCATCAATGCGTTGGAAATACTCTGGGGTTCCTACAAATGAGGCACCATATGTTTTTGCAAGTCTATTGTGCTCAATCAAAGCCATACCAGACATATCTTCATGGTCGGGGTTGCCATACCATTTATTTTTGTCTAGCCATGCCGCTGTTGTAGCGTCAATTTTTGGCTGTTGCTGATACTCTGCTACTTGTTTGTCACTTTGTACATCATTTTCGTAGTTTTGTAAAGTAGGTTTAAAGTTTTTTGCTTTATCTACCTTTAAATTAGCTTCTGATAATTTTTGCTGAGCTTCCAACATAATATCTGCATCGCCTGTATCAATAGCCTCACGGTATTGTTTTTTAGCCATTTCTAACTCTAACTCAGCTGCATTTTGCACTGATGTAACAAAATGTTTTTCACCTTCAGTTAGTGTTGCTTTTAGGCGTTTATTTTCTTCTAATACTCGTTGAGCCAAAGCTACGGCTTCTTGTTGTTCTCTAAATGCGGCTTCTTTAGCACGACGTTCATCATGCCAAACTTTCTTCATCTGCGAGATACGAGTTTTAACCTTATCTGAATAGTCTGATAGGTCATCTTTCTCTAACTCTTCTACTGCTTCTTTTGGTAAAGGTTGCTTATTACGGTCTTGTACTGGGGTATCATCTTCTACCTCAACATCAAACTCATCGGCTGCAGCCTTATTTAGTTGTTCGTCTTCTAGTTCATTTGGAAATTTAAATACGTCATCTTCGTACGCCATGTCTTACTCCTTATGATTTGCGTTTAATTCCGCGAGGGTCTTGTACTGTACCTTCTACTGAATCATCGTTAATAATGCGAAACTCACGACCATGAATTACCAATCGAGTACCTGCATTGGGGCGAACTAATACAAAATCGCCTTCTTTACACCAAGGACCTGTTGGAAATCGTTTCTCGTCTTTGTAGCAATCAGGACCAAACTTAACTACATATAACACAGTAGTAAGCAACTCTTCATGTCGAATGTACTCGTCAGGAAGGGCTAAACCGCTTTCAGTCTCTTTTGCTACTTCAGGAACTGCACAAAGAATGCGGTATCCTGATGGGGTTGGTACTTGTTTTGCTTTTTCTATTTCTGTTGCATCACCTACAATTGCTTTTATTTCTGCTTCTTCTTGTGCTTCTTTTTTAGCCGAATTTACTAAACCCGATAGGTCTAGCGCCTGGGCTACGTTTAAATCACTCATCAGAGTTCTCCATATTTTTTGCAAGGTCCATAATTAACTGCTCTGCGGAAAGAAGACCTCGAACCTCCCCACACATTGCGCGATACTCTGCGTAATCCTTTGCAACTCCACTTGTCATAGAGTCTGTAATATTACTGCGCCGTTCTCTGCATTGATGAATCAATACTTCTAGCGTGTTGTCCATTATTCACCTTCATTAATTGGTTTATTTTGTTGTGCCTGTTGGGCTTGCAGCATTTGCTGTTCTTGCAAACTTAACTGATGCATGTTATGAGCATGCTGTTGTCTAGCTTGTTTATGTTGTAGGTTTAATGAATCAGCGTGTTTAGCTGCATCTATAGCCATTTGCGCTTTATCTTTACCTACTTGAGTTCCAATTTGTAAACCTTTAGTATGCAGGTCAGCCTGTAATTTAGCTTTATCTCCAGCTGTTTTTGCACCAACTTGAAGACCTGCAATACGTTCTTGAGATGCAATACGTTCTTTTTCAATTTCAAGTTGGTCTGCTTTAGCTGCTGCATCAATCTTATCTTTAGTAGCTTTACGTTGAAGTTCTTGTTGCTTAATTTGAAGTTCTTGTTGTTGTAGTTGTACAAGTGGGTCTTGAGCTTGCTGTTGAGCTTGTTGTTGTGCAGCTTGCTGTTGATTTTGTTGTAACAACTGTTGACCCGCTTGGGCCGCCATTTGAGAGATTTGAGATTCAATTTCTGGTGGAATACCTTGGTCTTCAATAAGTTTCTCTGGTGGCAATGGAATACCCATGCGTTGTTCCATTTGTTTGCGATACTCATAGGCAATATGCTCATTAACATGTGCCATAGCTGCAGCTTGGATTTGCTGTGCCATAGGGTTTGTCTGCATAAGTTGTAAGATTTTAGGGTCTTGCATCGCAGCCATATGTACTTGAATATGTGCCTGATGGTCTTGGTACAAGAAAGCTTTTACAGGTTTCATGTTGATTAGGTTCATGTTCTCTGTAATTGGGTCTTCTGGCTTCTTATCTTCTTCCATAGGTACTAACTTATCTGCATTCTTAACGCCAAGAATCTCAATCATTTGACGGTGTAATAAAGGTAAGTTATATAATTGTGGAGCTGATTGGGCTAATTGCAGTACCGCTTGGTATTGCACTACCTTTTGGCTCATTGTTGCTGCGTTAGGGTCCGATACAGGAATTACATTAACATTTGCATAGTCAGATTGACGTGCTTTTGGGCTGCCTGTATTTGGGTCATAGCTATATTCTGTAGGCGCATAGTCAGCAATAATCTCTTTTAGAAGCTTCAATTCTTGTTTCATTGAGTAGTGGATACGTGCTTGTACCGCACTCATTACCTTTAATGTACGTTCTAAAATAGCTAGTGTTGTACCAACTGGTGAGTTAGCTGACATATCAGATACTTGTAAGTCTGCTGCAGCTGCGAAACGACGACCTTCATCAATGATTTGGTTCATCAATGCTAATAGTGTTTGGCTTGGCTCTTTATATGGAAGCGGTAAGATGTTATCCCGCATTGTGCCGCTAGGAATATCCACATCGCGGAATTCACCTGGAGCTATTGGAGTATCATCGCCTTTAGTTTTAAAGCCGCGCGTTTTAAAGCCGCCAGGTAAGTTAGCAAGCGTTCCAGAATCCACAAGCTGGCGTAATATAGAAGTGCCAGACTTAGCGAAAGCCCCAATAAGATGGATAAGACCAAAGCAATAAAAGCCGAAACCAGGAATATATCCATAATGGACGAAATGATTTCGTTTGGCATAGGTGTCATCATTTGGTTGCCAATTTCGTCGTATAGCCAAGACATTATTCGTACCTTTCTCAATAGTCACTATATATGGTAGGGCTATTCCAGTAGGAGTACCACTATCGTCTTTGTGTTCATAACCTGGCAAATCTAACTCCACCTGCATCTCTAGGAGCTTGAAGCGGTCATCAGAAGTGGCTCGGAAGCCCATCTTTTCTGCAATCTTCTTTTCTACTTCATCTAACATGTTAGAAGGTTCACCCAAGTACACGTCGCGGTAAAAGCCCGCTGCTTGGAGCTTCAATAGTTCGTTCTCTGTCTTACGCATTACATGGGTAATTCGTTCTGCAGTCTGAAGATTACTTGCACCATATGGGACCACTAGGTCTTCTGCTGGTACAAAGATTGATACCTGACGCTGTAATGATGGGTCAAAGTATACTTTCTTAAACGCATTGCCTGATAATCCAAGACCCCATAACATACGTTCATGTTCAGGGCGATATTCTGGCATTAATTCTGTTAATTGGTAGTTCATGTCTTCTTGGACACGAGCTGCTGATTCTTTTTTCTCTGGGGTTTCTTTACCGATAATTTGTGTTTTTACTGGGCCTGCTGCTGGAAATGTTTCCATCATAGTTTCTGCTTGAAACTTAACGAGTGCTTCTGACATCAAAGGATGGTATACACCACAAGCACCTTCCCACGGTTCACTACGTTCTTCTAGCTTCATACCTAGTAACTCAAGGCCATCTACATAGGTTTGCATCCAATCTTTACGTGAAGTCAAGTCAGCATCAAAATCAGCAGTTAAATCAGCAGCTAATGAAGTTAATACACGTTCATCTAAGTCTTCTGCTAAATTTTTACTGAACTCATCTTTATCTTCTCCTGCAGGCTCCATATGGATAGATAAGTCACCGATATTAATATCTACCGCTTCTGGGTCTTCAATCTGAATCTCCATTGGCGTTTCCTGTTCGGCTGCTTGTTCCATACCTAGCGGGGCTGCATATAAACCTTTTTCGATTGCCATAATTTACCTTTTGTTTTCTATCTCATATAGCCAGTCGGCTACTTTGTATAAATCCGCCGATTTATAGGCGCTCTTAATGTTGTTTGCTTTGCTACTAATAACTACTACATTTCCTTCTACATATCCTTTTGCTGGGTCAATCCTATCTAGTGTTGCGCTTGTTGGTAGAATTCCCCCATTGCCCATCCATTGAAACTCTGTACCATATATAGGGCATACATCTGTTAATATACTGTACACATATGCAGCTGTTATAGTATGCGGTACGTCCTTTTTATTTGCGCGTTTTTTAGCATCCTTGTTAGCATACTTAGCCCAAATTTTCTTCGGGTTGTTTATTTCGTATTTTTTTCTACTTGCTCTACGGGCTTCAGCTGTTTGCATTAGTAGTA